AGCATGGATGACGTCGAAGAAGTCGAAGAAGTCGAGGATGACGAAGACGATGACTACGAAGATGACTGGGAAAATTAATGTGGTATAGCCGAGTAGTTGCTGATCTTGGTGCAATACCAGACTTTATAGCCCACTACGACCAAGAACTGCTTGACGCCAAGCGAGATTGTAAAATTGGCGGAGTAGTTGAACGGAATATCAAAGAGTTGCCGGGCATCACCGAACACAGATTTAATCAGCTACAAGAAATTGAAGCAGTTTTAAACTACTTAAATATACAGCTACGCAGGATTCGACGTCGGCATTTTCAAAAGTATCTCGAAGGATATGCACGAGCACTTACCAGTAGAGATGCAGAAAAATATGTCGATGGCGAAGATGAAGTAATTGACTTTGAGACCATCATCAATGAAGTGGCACTACTGCGCAACAGATGGTTGGGCATACTCAAAGGATTAGATACCAAGCAATGGCAGATGGGACATATTGTTCGTCTGCGAACAGCTGGTATGGAAGACATTCAAATATAATGGAAATAAAATGACAAAAATTCGTAGCTCGTTCAGCAGTCTACAAGACAGCCACCGACATAGTTTACAAACTCTTGAGCTATTAGAAGGATACAACGATTTCATGGAAAGTATAACTACCATGGCTGATTTTGGATCCGGACAAGAAGGTCTTGACATTGAGTGGTGGGCAACAAGAATGAGCAATGATGAAATTCCTGTACCATTAAATATTGATTGTACAGCAGTAGATATAATGGAATCATGTCGCATGACTGCCAGGTATAAAAATGTCAAGTACACAAATCAAGACCTAGAAAAAGAATACACTGCCGCATACAAAAACTTTGATTTGATCTGGTGCCATGATGTATTTCAATATTTTCAATATCCGTTGGATGCTCTCAAACACTGGCGTAAAGTTTCAGCTCCTGGTGGAATGCTGGTGTTGATATTCCCACAAAATGTCAATGTAGAAGGTTCAGTTAAAGCCTACGATCAACAGGATGGCCAACTTTATAATTGGACCATGATTAGTTTGATTCATCATCTTGCACTGGCTGGGTGGAACTGCGCAGAAGGATTCTTTTCCAAGAGAGCCAACAGCCCTTGGATACATGCGGCTGTCTACAACACAGATCAACCCACTAGAGATGTTAGAGAAACCAGTTGGTATGATCTAGCAGAGTCTGGATTATTGCCCGAGAGTCTAGCAAAAAGTGTCAACAAATACGGCTATGCTAGAGAACGAGATTTAATTGTACCTTGGTTAGACAAAAGTTTATCCTGGATGGGACAGCAATAATAAGTACTGGATGAATATTGTACTTGTCACTGGGGGATTTGACCCACTGCATTCTGGGCACATTGCATACTTTGAAGCCGCTCGACGGTTGGGCGATATGTTAATAGTTGGGTTAAATTCTAATGAATGGTTAGAGCGTAAAAAAGGCAAGCCATTCATGCACATACACGAAAGAGAAAAAATTGTCAGCTCTTTAAAAGTAGTTGATCAAGTTGTGTGTTATCCAGACGCAGATGGCAGTAGTAAAAATGCCATCATGGGTGTCAGGGCCATGTATCCTGATGCAAAAATTATCTTTGCCAATGGCGGTGATAGGACCACTGACAATATTCCAGAAATGGATGTTGATGATGCCAACATTGAATTTGTATTTGGGATCGGCGGAGAAGATAAAAAGAATTCCAGTAGCTGGATACTTGAAGAATGGAAAGCCCCAAAAACTTCTAGAAAATGGGGATATTATCGTGTGCTACACGAAAACGGACAAGAAGTCAAACTCAAAGAACTAACAGTAGAACCTGGTGGCAAGCTCAGTATGCAACGCCATACTGATCGAGCTGAGCATTGGTTTGTGTCCGAAGGAACTGCAACAGTATACACAATAGAAAATTCCAGTACAGATACTGAATTGTCTGGAGTCTACAACAAGTTTGATCATATACACATCAAACAACAAGAATGGCATCAATTGTGTAACGAAACTGTAATGCCATTGAAAATAATAGAAATACAGTATGGAAAAAACTGTATAGAAGCAGACATTCAAAGAATTAATACTTGATTGCTATAAATACAATATCGGAGATTTTTAAACATGACAACTACAGTATCAACACAACGCAGATGGAAATTAGGTGGAACTATTTTAGCACAACCAGCCGCTGGCGTCATCACCATCGATGGCACTCAGGTATTTGAAGGCGTATTTTCAGCTACAACCGAAGGAAAAGAGAGTTTTTTAGCCACTGGTACATTTGACCTCGACAACAGCTATGACAGCAAACATTCAATATCAATCTCTGTTACTGAAGGTGTAGTGCTGATTGGAGTTATGTTTTGGGATTACAGTTATCAAACTAATCCTAACCTAGGCCCTGAAGAAACAGCTTATTTGTTTAATCTAACTAACACTCCTGACGATATCAAAGCATCGATTGCAGCCAAAGGCGGCTGGGGTGCTAGAGTACCTGATTTGTACACATCTTATTGTGGAAAAAATACAATTTATCCCAAAGATACTCAGTTAGTAGGACTAGACACTAGAGCTAATTTGCTACTAGAAGGTGAGGATCCACATGTGGCTGTACAAAGTTATGTATTAACGCCAGTGGACTCTACTGTAACATTTGATTTTGGAATTCCCGGCGAACAAAGCGGATTTTTTAAACCAGAATAAAAACTAATACTTAAGTATTACAATTAAAACCCTACTTTATGTAGGGTTTTTTATTGGCGGTAGTTGACTGGTTTTGCCCATTTTGCTACAATAGATACATAGACAGCAACAAGGAGTACAAAATGAGCAATGCAATTACAGTAGCAGACATGATCCGTATCCTGAGTGCCATGGATCCCAACATGCCCGTGCACATGGGCATGAACATGGAGTACTCTAGCCCTGTGAGTGCTGACATGCTAGAAGTAGACACCTTTGATGGTGTTACTATGTTGTATATTAACGACTGCCCGGGTGCATAAAAACAACAAACAAGTTGCAGACTCCCCACCCGGTAGTCAATCAGGGTTGTTGTAGATCTACAACATAATTCCTAAACCCGGGAAAATGGTTGACCCAAGTTGGTAATTATTGTATAATTACAGCTTAAACAGTAAAAAGGAAGCCTAAATGCAGTACACATTAGTTACAAGTTCCGGAAAAATCCACACTTTTTTCCTAAAAACTGTAGCTGAAACATATCAAAAAGCATACGGCGGCGTGGTATTTACACAACAGATTTTGGTCGACCAAAACACCCAGGTTGCAGTATAATTAATGCTTAGACAGTAACAAAACAGGAGTGTATTAAATGAGCACAATTACAATTCGTAACGGTACATATCGTAATATCCCAGTTAAAAATGCTAGTTTTTTACTAGTCAAAGATTTTACAGTGGGCACAAAAGGTGGATATGTCACTGTAAAAAGTGAAGGTTATTTTGGACCCGAGCACGACGTAGTTCGTGTTAAGGTCAATGGTATTGAAGAACTTGAATTTACATCAAAGGATACTATGCAATCAAGTACAGCTAAACAAGTGAATTTCCCCAAAGTAGTAGAGCCAATCGAAACTGAGGAAGAAGCAATGACTCGTATCCGCGAGCGTTTTGAAATCTTGCATGACATGACAAAAGCGGCCACTGCCGGTGACATTCGTGCTATGATTGTGTCAGGACCTCCCGGTGTTGGCAAGAGCTTTGGTGTAGAGCAAGAAATTGATAAAGCCTGTTTGTTTGATAAACTTGCAGGTAAAAAATTACGAGCCGAGGTTGTAAAAGGTTCGGCCACTCCTATTGGATTGTATCAAACTCTTTACAAGTATTCAGACTCCAATTGTGTATTGGTGTTTGATGACTGTGACAGTATTTTAGTTGACGATGTTGCACTTAACTTGCTGAAGGGTGCCTTGGACTCAGGCAAGAAGCGTAAAATTAGTTGGTTGTCAGAGTCTAGTACTTTGCGCAGAGAAGGCATCCCAGACAGCTTTGAGTTCAAAGGTAGCGTTATCTTTATTACCAACTTGAAATTTGATCAAATGAAATCGCAAAAATTGCGTGATCACTTGGATGCACTACAAAGTCGTTGTCACTATCTTGACTTGACATTGGATACAATGCGTGACAAGATTTTGCGTATCAAGCAAATTGCCAAAGATGGTGTGTTGTTCCAAGACTATGATTTTGACGAAGTCACATGCGATGAGATCATCAACTTTATGGATACCAACCAAGCTCGTTTGCGTGAAATGTCATTGCGTATGGCTCTTAAGATTGCAGATTTGCGCAAGAGCTTTGCCGGCAATTGGAAGCGCATGGCAGAAACAACCTGTATGAAACCTGCATAATGGATGAAGATATGGGATGGCTATGTGTGTTGGCATTGATCATATTTGGCCATCCCGTACTGGCCTGTTTACTGGCCTATCTAATATGTATGTGTTGTAGTTAAGTTTGGATTGCCGTTACTGTTTAGCTCCTGGGCAATCCTTTAAGAGGCGCTGTAAAAGGTGCCTCTTTTTTTGACTTGTGTGTTTAAATACTGTATACTAAGACATGCGTTATAAATCTCTACACCTAGACATAGGCACTGACAACTTTGACCTGGAGTTTGACTTAATTGACAATCCCATAACCGAGCTATGGCTTGAGCGCATGGACAATCGCGGCACTTATCCACTTGATCATCCCGAACGATTCACAGGGTTTAATACACAAGAACAAGAGCTTGATAGGTTTGAGTCTAAAATTAAACAGTTGATCGACACAATCAACAGCCATCAAGTTATAATTGACAAGCCCTTTGACGGCACACAAGATTATCTAAATTACATTCATACCATATTTGAACAGTACCATCGTGGGCTAGATCAACAGACACACGACTACTGGATCAACGCACCAATTCGCACAAGGCTGGCACTGGCCGAATTGAATGTTGCAATACATCAATTGGAAACAGCACAACGGATGGATAAAAACAATACCCCTAGGATAGTGTGTACCTGGTGGGGCATGCCCAAGACACAGCAGTTGCCTGTGGCAGTAAAATCTAGATACGGAAATCTCAATCCAGCCTGGGGATCGATCTGTCTAAGCTATGTTGAAATAGGCAAGACTCTAGAAGACCTTGCCACCGACAATGATGTACTGCATGCTGATGCGTTCAAACCATTTGATCACTACAGTGCCGATTTTGTGGCAAGATTTTTTAATTTTACCAACGATCAAGTCAATGCCAATATTAAAAATATGCAAGAATATTTTTTAAAAAATCAAGAGTTCTTTCGTCAACAAGGATATGATTTTTTTAACCATGTTGACTTATTGCCATATCGTTACCCTGTGGCCAACTTGGCCAAACACCATGATAAAGATGAAATTATGAACACGATTAGATCCCGACAACTAGTAAATAAAGTGTACTTAGAATGAAACAATGTAATATTATCATCACAGATGAAGTCAATATCAAACTAGAAGGACTTGATCTCACGGCTCGGCGAGCGTTGGTCAATAAATTTAAATTTGATATTCCTTATGCAAGATATCTTCCGGCAGTACGACTAGGCAGGTGGGATGGCAAAGCCAGCTTTTTCCAACTTGGCGGCAGTACCTATGTTAACCTACTACCAGAGATATTGCCAATACTAGAAGAATATGATTATGATATTGAGCTGGATGACCGTAGAACTTATTCTACTACATTTAATTTTAGCCCAGTAACCGAAGATACATTTGGTGACAAGGTCTGGCCCGCTGGCCATCCCAAGGCCGGAGAACCAATTCGACTGCGAGACTATCAGGTAAAAATTGTCAATGACTTTTTGGCCAACCCGCAATGTCTACAGGAAATTGCCACAGGTGCAGGTAAAACATTAATGACAGCCACCTTAAGTCAATGTGTAGAACCATATGGTCGCAGTATTGTTATTGTGCCCAACAAAGATTTGGTTAGACAAACCGAAGCAGATTACAAAAATTTAGGACTAGATGTTGGGGTGTACTTCGGAGATAGAAAAGAATACAGTCGTACACATACTATATGCACATGGCAAAGCCTCAACAACATGATGAAGAAAACCAAGTCAGGTGAAGCTGAAGTCAGCATACATGATTTTATCGAAGGTGTAGTATGTGTAATGGTCGACGAAGTACACATGGCCAAAGCTGATGCACTGAAAACTCTGTTGACCAGTGTTTTTGCACAAGTGCCAATTCGATGGGGATTGACTGGTACTGTGCCCAAAGAGCGTTTTGAAT